GTTGGGGATACCATTTATTTTGGTATGGATGAACCCTTTACGTCCATACGACTAAATGTGTCGGATGTTCTTAGTTCTTCTTCTGCAGGACAATCGGGTATTACATATGAATATTTCCTTGGTGGGAGTACTGATAACTGGTCTACTCTAACTAATTTTGATGAAACTGGTGATTTTACTACTAGTGGTACTAATGAAATAACGTTTGATAAACCCGCACATTGGAAGACTTGTCAGCCTGGAATTAAAGAAGCTAATGCAACTGATCAAAGTTTTGGACGGACAGCTTATTATGTGAGAGCGCGAATTAGTGCGATTACCAGTAGTCCTGCCACTTCCGCAGCTAAACTTATTCAAGGATGGGTTGGGCCTAATTTTTGGAATCCAGGGATGGAAGTAGGTACTCTCGATGGAGTGGCTTCCGTTAGACATTCCGATCCAGCAACGTATGGGGTTACGTTAATTGAAGAGGAAGTTCAGTCAAATCAAAATATTCCGATTGCCGAATATGCATTAAATGAAAAACCTATAGATTTTATCAATAAAGTAAGTGTTCGTGGACGGTCAGGAGCATATGGTGTAGCTCAAGACGATACAAGCATAGCTGCATATGGATTAGTTAAAGAACGTACTATTGATGATTCAACTTTAACCAATTCATTACAATGTGAAACTAGAGCAAGATCAATTTTAGAACAATTAAAACCAGAAAATAATTCTTTCTTTAGAGAATGTAAGATTCGCACGCTTTATCCTCCGATATATACACATTTAAGTCGCCCTCAGATAGTACGTGCAGGGGATCGAGTAAATGTAAACATAGCATCAGCTGATATTACTAATGAGAAATGGTTAGTTTATTCCATTTTATGTAGTTATACAGAAGGTGGAAGTTGGGCTTGTGAATTTACCTTATTTAGAGACATGACTTCTGTTTTTGAACCAGGCACAGCAGAACGTCGTCTACTTAGAGATTTAGCTACACGGACTAGAGAAACGGCAAATGCTGTATTTCAGCCTTTGGATAAAGCTGTTGTTGCTGGATTAGATTTCTTACCTGAAGGGCCAGGACGGTTTGTAGGTAGGGAAGAATATGGTCCTGTAGGAACAGAATTAGGTATTTACCCTACAAGTAGCGGAACATTAGGTAACTACACCAGTGAGTTTCGTTGGACTAAGAAATTATATTCAAATCATAATACTAAAGAGACACTTGATACGGATTTGATGCGGATAGACCATCTAGGTATCAATCCTGAAGAAGATGGTGTGGCTCAAGGGGGTGCTGGGTTAGGTTTTATCGCTAGAGACAAACGTGGTAGTGGTACTCCTGATTTCCACCCTGGAACCGATGAAGCAACTCTATATCTGCGTAATTCTGCTACTGTTACTGAAGGTTCAGGGTTATATCTAGCTCATAGAGATATCTTTAATAGTGGGGCTACTTACGATGAGTGGGTAACTGATACACCCAAGATAAATGCAGAGGTTATGACTGGGTTTACTGGGTTTGTTAGTCATAACGATATATCATCTACTGGACGTTTCACTATTAATTTACCTGCATTAGACTCTGCTCCATTAGTCTTTGCTAATATTTGCGGAGCGGAAGGGGGTAGTAGTAATTTAACATATGAAAATGCAATATGTGTTGTTCAAGATTGGACGGTTGCAAATAGTAAATATACTGCGGTAGAAATGGCAGTGCTTGGATTGCCTAATGATAATTGGACTGCTAACGCTTACTATTCGATAACAGCTATTTCAGCCGCTAACCCCACTGTAATTACTACTACAGGTAGTATGCCTAATGGTAGGGCTATATGGATCGGGGAATCTAACTCTACACCAGTAATTGATGGGCTATATACTGTCTCTAATAAGGCTGGAAGCAGTCCTTATACTTATACATTGACTGCTGTTGCTAATTCTTCTTTTTCAGTGAATGTTACAAGTGCTGGAACGGCTGGAAAGATTATGTCTATGGGTCATCTTCATAGTCAAGAAGATACTGCTCAATACTATGATACTTCAGTGATGAATCCTGCGGGATATGGTATTGGTGTTATGTATATGGTAGTGTTTAACTCTGGTAAGAATACCACTGGACTTAATAGCCACTTTAGTCAAAATCATGTGAGTCATCCATAATGGGCAGACTTCCTTTTATAAAAAATCCTGAATATGATTTTATGTCTCCTACGCTTAAAGGTAGTGACACCTCTAATTTAAAGGTTTTTTATGTCACCAATGATGCTAAGAAGTACACCATTGTTGCCACTACTTATGAAGAGGCTCTAACGGCTGCAGGGTTCGAAGCAGAAGAGACTACTAAGGATTCTGAAAGCTCATATTAGGCATGAAATTGCCTATTGACGGGGTCAGGTCCAATGTGGTAGACTCTAGTTCCGATCAAAAGGTTGGGAGGTCACAAATAAGAGGATAGAATGGAACCAGAAGAAATAGAACGTATACTTATTAGTTCATTAAAAACACCAGAACACTTAAACATACTAAGACAAAAATATAAGATAAGTCCTCGGCACTTCCCCTATTTCCCCGAACCAGCGACCTTCATTTGGGACTTCATTGTTCAGTGGGGTAAAGCACCTGATCTTAATCTAATCAGTGCGCAGTTCCCTGAATTTCGCTATGCTCCCACCGATGACTTTGATGCTATTGCTGAACAATTTCGAAAAGAAGTTGTTCGACGCAATATCTATATGGCAATGGATGGGCATAAGGTAGCTATTCAGAAGGATGCGGAAACTGCTCTTGTGGGGCTTATTAATCAATTACAAGGGTTTCAGCGTCAAGATGATCGTAGCCAAGTGGTTGTTGATTCAGATCCTATTAAAAGGTTAGAGGAATATAAATTGAGAGCAGATGGAATATCAGAGCAACGCATGTGGTGGGGTATTGAGCCGTTTGATGATTTCCCAGTGATGTTACTGCATGGTCAATTTGTCGGCATAATAGCTGATACCAAAATTGGTAAAAGTTGGTTAGGGTTAAAGATTGCACTCGCGAACTATTTACGTGGGTCACGAGTTGTAATCATATCGCCAGAATTAAATAAGTTGAACATGGACGCTAGAATAGATACTATTTTAGCTTATGAGAAGGGATATCCTATTTCTCATGAAAAACTTCTTTATGGTGTCCCTGGAATTGAAGATAATCTACAAAAGCTTCTTGAATCTGAGGATTTGAAGCGTAACGACTTAGAATATTATTTGCATACCCCATCGGATAGATTTACCGTGTCTAGTGTTGCTAGTGTGGTGAAGTCCAAGAAGCCTGATTTAGTGCTGGTAGATGGGATTTATCTTATGCAGGATGAAGAACATGGCAGTCAGAGTTGGGAGCAGATTAGAAATATCTGTCGCGGTCTAAAAACACTATCTACAGAAGCCAACATTGCATTATTAGTTACAAATCAATCAGGTAGAGAAAGGGGCGGTAATGAGAGTTCTTCAACGCCTGCGTCAGCGTCTAACGTTGCCTACGGTTACGATTTCAACAGATTTGTTGATATATTGGTTTCAATCGGCGGGTCTAAGGATAGTCCTAATGTTAGAGAGGTCGCTATACCTCTTATCCGTAGTGGTCGCGCAGTGCCGGGATCTTATCCGATTACTTTTGACACCGATACGGGTAATATTGGCCGTTCCTTTAGTGAAGTCCCTACAATGTCTCTGGCTAGTCTCGACTTTTAGCCTGTACATAGCAGTTAATGCTGGATTTGCTTATGGTGGGTATCGTATAGCTGAATATTCAATGTATCTAGGAGTCTGGTCAGGTGCGATAGCCTGGGCATTGTTTACAACAATAGTTTTATATCTCTCATTGCAAGTAGCACAACAAATTAAAAGATAAATGAATATGACAATAGTAGAATTTTTAGAAGATGCTGGTTTAATCTTCACCAAAAAGACTGGTGAGGAAGTTGTAGCCTATTGTCCCTGGCATGACGACAGGAATGCTTCTCTAGCTATCAATATCCGTAAAGGTGCCTATCATTGTTTTAATGGTTGTATTAAGGGCCGTGATGGGATGAAGCGGTTGCTAGAGAAGCTAGAACCTAATCGTAATCTTTATCAAGTATTGATTGATAAATTTCCAGAGTTATATATCCATCAATATGAATCGAAACTAAAGACTATAGGTGACGATGATATTAGATATGATGTGACTCAATTACCCTCGGCTGTAGATAATCCATATCTTATGCAGCGCGGGATTACAAATCAGACTATCAAGGATTTTGACATACGGTACCATGTGGCTTTTGATAGCATCATAGTACCGATCTATCAGAATGGTGAATTATTGGGTAGTGTACAGCGTAATATTTCTCGTAATCCTAAATACGTTAATAGTAAAGGGATGGATAGAGATAAAGCCGTATTTCCACTTGATAAGGTTCAGCCACGTGATGATAAGGTTATCGTGGTTGAAGGGTTATTCGATTCGATAAATGCTCATCAACAGGGGGTGACAAATACATTATGTACATTTGGCGGTAATGTGTCTCATGAACAGGCGAAGATTCTTGGTTCTTTAGCTAGCACCATAGTGATCTGCCCTGACAAGGACTCCAGTGGCCTTAAAATGGCTTACAAGACCACTGATATATTAATGAAACTAGGTTTGAGTGTGGAGTATACATTTCCACCTGGAAAGGCCAAAGATTTTGGCGATATGCAAGATTTCTCAGGTCTAGAATATCACTCATATTGGAAACTTATGGCACTAAAAAAAGATATAAATTATATGATGGAGCGTTCTTAAAATGCCACTAATTAGTAAGGGTATGTACACAAACACAGGTTCTGGCTCTGGTGACGGAGTCAATAATGACTTTAGAAATCCCAATTCAATTTGGCGTAATACGGTTCGTATCAGGCCAGGAGAGCATGCGGTTATTAGGTTTATAACGGAATTTACCAATGGTGACATGAGTAGATTTCATGGTATCCCTGGTATGACTGCTAAGGGTCAGCAGTTTACTAGTTATGAATACTGCAATCGGGTGAATGTTAATGAGAGTGGGCCAGTAATCTCTACTCCGTGTGAACATTGCGTTTCAGGCGATGAGCGTATTGCTAAGGCTACGAGTCGTTATCTCACTTGGGTGTTCCACTATGGTACATTCCATGCGGAACAGAATCCGTTTCTTGATCGTGAGGGTCAAGAACCTTGGGATTTAGTACCGAAAGGTAATCGACAGTTTTATCGTGAAACTGTGAAAAAGCCCCAGTTGCTTAATACGTCCTTTACTTTATTCAAAAATATTGAAGAAAAGTATGAAGTCTATAGTAGTCTGTTGACTCGGACATTTGATTATCGTTCTAGTCGTCCGTCGAACATGACTCAATATGCATTAGAGTTGTCTGATACTCAAGTGCAAAACGATTATGCTCAAGAGATTCTGGATATGGAAAATAATTTGCCAGATTTAGAGTTGATTGCGGCAAAATTAACTACTGAAGTAGATTTGCCGACGTTTAATACGGTAACTGCTGCTACTCCTGAGGAAAAAGAAGCAACCGAAACTGCTTATACGAATATGGCTAATATAGAGGAACTATAAAATGTCTAAAGTCAGCGTGGAACTAGGTCTAACATTAAAAATGGCAACAGGCGGGGGCTACAACTTCTTTAGGCCGTCTATAACCATCGCAGATATTGATACCGAACAAGAAGCTAAGCCCCAGATTGATCGAGCATTAGAAGTAGTTAAAGAAGCATGGGCGGAACTAGAGGAACACATGGGTGAGGTTATAACTACTACTGATGTGACAGAGAATGAATCGCTATTGGTTGAACTTGGTAGGCGTATGGCCTCAATGGAAGATCAACTTGCCAAGGTAGCAAATGGGAAATCTAAAGCCAGCTTCTAGTGGTTACGGTTAATCGTAGTGAAGTAGAGCGGAAGTTGACCACCATCACTTCCGCTCTACGGTCTAATTCTTCATTTCCTTTACTTGGTTCTAATATTGGTGGGCAGTTAAGTTTTTGGCAGGACAGTTATATGCCTATATGGGATGGGTTAGAGTCCCAAGGAGAGGATGAATTTACATTTTCAGTTGATTCTACAGTATTACGAAATATAGTGAATGGATTTAAAACTGAATATATAGATATTAGTGTTAATGCTAAGAAAGCTGTCGTCATAAAATCCAATCAATCTACGGTGACTGTACCTTGTCTTGATGGGCCTTATGATGAAATACCAGAAAAACCTTCGATGCAAATCAGTTGTACTGTAGAGAGAGACTTTCTTCGGGCATTGATGAAATCCAAGGATTTTGTTTCTAAAACTTATGAAAATATGGGATTAACGTATTCGTATCTAGGTAATAAAGATGGACAATTCTTTATCTCAGGGGCTGGTTCTATATATCAATATGCAACTAGTATTCCATTTTCAGGAGAGACATTACCTGAGATAATTATGCCTCCTGAATATGCTGCCGTAGTCGGTAGATTGTTTTCTAATACGAATCTTCAAGTGGGTGTATCAGACCGCCAACAGATTGTTATGTCGGATGGGCCTACATTAATCGCTACACGGACGGTAAATGAGAAATATCCTAATACTGTCTATGCTATGGCCGATGCTGATGGCGAATTGTTGTTCACCGCTAATAGACAGAAATTGTTGGAGTCGTTTAGATTAGCGTTACAGACTACTAAAGATGATATGGTGGGACTTAGTAGCCGTATTCACGATTATGGAACAGTGGGTTTAGCAGGATTAGATGTCTACGTACCTAATGCTGTGATTGAAGCAGAGTTATTCGTTGAAGCAGATATCGTAAAAGACTTCTCTCGCACGTATTTCTCACTTCCTTTTTTAATTAAGTGTATATCGGCTTTTGAAGATGACACGGTGTACGTAGAGCGTTTAGATAAATTTAATGGAGCATTTAGAATTGGTACAGGTAAAGAAGAAATTACCGTCTTACAGCCTATTCGATACGACGAACCTAGATGATGTCAAAGATTCGATCCTGAGTAGTAAAGACAACTTTGTTGCTGTCGATACGGAAACAACAGGATTAGATTGGACTACTAATCAGGCATTTGGAGTATCGTTAGCGTGGGATGATAAAGGAATTTTCATCCGTAATACCGATTATGGTACGAATAACATCGGTATGTTGATGAATGCATTATTTGCAGCGGAACATAAGACTTATGTTTTCCACAATGCAGAATTTGATTTGCATATGTTGCGGGAAACATATGGCACAGGTATGCCTACGAAGATAGTAGATACACTTAGATTAGCCTATCTTAAGAATCCAGCTATGCCTCATGGCTTAAAAGATTTAGGAGAAGCAGAATTTGGCTCTGTTGCAGGGACGGCTGAGGATACTATTAAAGAGTATATAAAGCAGTATCATTTGAAAGGCTACCACCAAGTCCCCTCAGAGTTTATGGATCCATATGCAGTATTAGATACTATTCTAACTAAAGCTTTGGCACATCTATATATAGATGATGTGATAGCTGATTGTGAATATTTATTTAAAGTGGAGCATAAGTTAATACCGATTATTGTAAAAATGGAAATGGAAGGGCTTCGCGTTGATACAGAATATATTAATCAACTTTTAAAAGAATTCCGTGTGGAACAACGAGTTATCCAAGATTCTCTCTATGAGATTATTGGTAAACCAGTGGAAATTGCTTCCACTAAACAACTTCAGGAATATTTTTATGATCGTCTACGCATTACTCCTCCTGCGGAAACAGAGACAGGTCAACGTAGTGTTGATAAGCCTGCTTTAGAGCTTATTAATCATCCAGTTGGTACGAAGGTTGCTGAGTTGGTACTGAGGTGGCGTGAATTAGGTAAATTAACTTCAACTTATTTGGAACCATATAAAGACTTAGAAGGTAGAGTCCATCCTCATTGGAATGCGACAGGAACACGTACTGGTAGATTTTCTAGTAGTAAGCCTAATCAACAAAATATACCCAAGCATGGTCAAATTAGACGCATGTTTGTGCCTGATAATGAGTTCTTTGATTTTGACTACTCTCAGATTGAGTTACGTATAGCTGCTGATATATCTAAACAACGGAATATGATTGATGCATTTAAAAACGATATGGATATGCATAGTTTTGTGTCTTCATTAGCTTTTAATAAAGACATCAATGACGTAAGTAAAGAGGAACGTCAAATCGGGAAACATTTGAATTTTAGTGTATTATATGGGTCAGGTTCGAAGGGTATTCAACAGAAACTTGGAATGAATAAGACTCAAGCGGATACAGTATTAAATTATTTTCATTCAAGTTTCCCTCAACTTCGTGCAAATTCTAAATCCCTTACTAATGAAGCAGAACGTAATGGTTACGTTAGAAGTAAATTTGGGCGTAAATTAATAGTAGATAAGCCGTTTACTGCTAATAACTATGTGATTCAAGGCACAGCTGCCGATATCATAAAGATTGCCTTGCTTAAAACTGCCAAATACGTAGAATCGGTGGGTGGGAAAATTAGAAATACGGTTCATGACCAGATTCTTTTTGATAATATCACTGAGAAGGATGGTGAAGAGTTACGTAGTATTATGCAGGAGTTTCCTATGCCAACAGGTGTTCCTCTTAAAGTTGATCTACAACGATCAACGGTATCATGGGGTGATTTGGTACATGTAGATGATGAAGATGAAACAGAGGCGGAAGAATGACCAATATCGATAGAATTGTTGCTAGTATAAATAAGGAACTTAAGACTAATTTGGTTGTCGGTGATGATGAGGCATTAGATACGTTACGAATACCTACAGGTATGCCAGCATTAGACCAGATGCTTGGTGGTGGTGTTCCTAGACAGGCTGTGACTGAGTTGTTTGGGTATCAGTCTTCAGGTAAGACGTATATCAGTCAACGTATAATTGCCCATGCTCAGACATTAGGGTACACTTGTGGTTTCATAGATGCTGAGTTCTCTTATGATCCAGAATGGTCGTCTAATGTAGGCATCAATACGCACGATTTAATCGTCTCTCGTCCTGATACCGGAGAAGTAGCCTTAGACGTTTTGCTGAAGTTATGTGAGCAAGGGGTAGATATTGTTGTTCTAGACTCGATAGCCGCTTTATTGCCTACGGCAGAGGCCAAAGAGGGTATGGATCATCTATCTATTGGTTTACAAGCTAGATTGATGAATCAATTATTTAGAAAGTTAGCTCCCTCTAATGAGAAGACTGCCGTGATATTAATTAATCAGATTAGGGCTGGTATCGGCGGTTATATTACTCGTGATGCTCTTCCTGGTGGTAAAGGGCAGGAATTTTTCTCTCGTATTATGGTACGTGTGCGCAAGGGAGAAACCATCGGTGACCAAAAAAGTCCTCAAGGATTTTTTATAGAAATGAAGGCTGAGAAAAATAAGACCCATACACCCTTATTAACGTCTAGTGTGCCTTTTTACTATACAGGTTTACCTGATCCCATCTATGAAGCATTCATGATGGCCTCAGATTTAGGAATCGTTGTTCGTAGTGGGCCTCAATATGCTTACCCTGATAAAGAAACTGGTGAAGTGGTATATAAAGCACTTGGGCGAGAGAAGTTTTTACAATTGATGAAAGATAATGAAGGATTACGGACATCCATTGAAGCAGAGATAAGGAGTATGGAGTAATGACTACACAATCTTCAGTAGGTACATTAGCTGGTGATTTAGATAGTATTCTTCGCAGTTTTGCTAGTATGCTTGAAGGTATTTATCATATAGACGAAGAATTGGCTGCGGAAATGGCAGAGAAGTTTTCTAATAAGTTACGTGAGAATGCTAGGGGTATATATGCAGAAATGACTGCAGAGATTAGTGAAGGGTTGAAGAAGCCTGCTAAAAAACCTCGTAAGCGTCGGATGAAACCAGAGGTAATGGATTCGCCAGACTTTGCTGATGAGCCAGACCGTGCTATTGGGCAAGAAGAATTGCCTGCGAATGAAAATACATTACTACATGCCGAAGATCCCGGTGATGTTGATTTACTCGCTGAAAAGCTACTAAGCAATACTCGTGTCACTGACCGTGCTGGTGGGCCTAGTACTTCTAGTTGGGATACGAATAATCCTACTATGCGTCGGATTGGCAAATGAGGCCAGAACCACGTAAGAAAGATACTCCAGAACAGTTCTTAATGGCTTCTTGGGTTAAAGAAGCTGGCTTTGGTAGTATCTTAGAACAAGATTTTGAACCATATGTAGTGGATATATACATCCCTGATTTGCTTTTAGCGTTAGAGATTGATGGCCCATACCATATGACTCGTAGGGATGAATATCGGGATGCATATATTAGAACTAATTATAATATTGAAATATGGAGGTATCCGCTAAAGATTGTTAAATCGTCTTTTAAAGCCGAATTTGTTGATAATTTATTAAAATATGCACAGGAGCAAATAAATGCCTAAGCTAAGTCAAGTATTACAAGAACGAGAAAAACATTGGATAGAATCAGCGTTTGATAAGTATGATTTAACGCAACAACGAGCATCATATAAACGAACTCATTTTAGTCCATCACAAGCTCATTTATGCCCACGAGCATTGTATTATTACATGTTAGGGCATGACCAAGATCCCATAGCTTCCCAGAATCTTCGGCGTATGGGTATTGGTACTGTATTCCATGAATTCATAGAGAAGAAACTGGTAGAAACTGGATTAATGGTATCGTCTGAACAAGAGATTACGTATGAAGATCCACCTATTAGAGGATTCTATGATGCAGTCATTAAGCGTCCATCAGATGATAAAGAGATTCTTTTAGAGTTGAAGAGTATGGCTGAACCAAAGAATCCTAAGTTTGCCGATTATCTTCCTCGACATGATCATTTGATTCAATGGAATTTGTATTCGTTGATGACGGGTATTGATGAAGGAATTATTTTTTATATCAATAAGAATAATCAACAATACATCATCTGTGAAACAGAACGTAATGAATCTATTATTTCGACTACTTTAGAGAAGTTTAAACAAGTACAAGAATATTTAGATAATGGTGAACATTTTCCATATCAACCCGAATGGAAACATGATTGGTGTAATTATCGAGCGACTTGCGAAAAAGATTATTTTATAAAAGGAATTTAATATGGTTAAAGTATCTACATTTTTAAATAAAGCGGCGGAATTACATAACGTTGATATTCAATATCCAGTACCTGAACGGCCTGAGGGGAATCATCATTATACTTTTCCCATCAATGCAGACCGTTTAACCGATGTTGAGATTGATAATTGGCTTTTATTCCTAGGAGCATGGCGAAGCTATCTGAATTATCAGATATCTCGTTTAGATGGAGAGCATTCTGTCCTTTCTGAAGGATATGACTTGCTCCTATCATCTAAAGTTGCCGTTCTAGAAAAAGAATCAGAAAAACGTCTTCTTAAGGATTCCCTAAAAGGGCAGGCTCTTGCGGAAGATGATCAACTACAACAGCTTAAAATTCGTACTATTGGACTCAATGGTGAATTAAAATTACTGAAAGGTCGTTTGAGTCTTTATGATTCTCAATTTGACACTATTAGCCGTGTGGTTACACGGCGTGGACAAGAACGTTTCAAAATATGAGTGTCTTGGGCCTGGACATCAGCACTTCTAAAATTGCCATCGCAACCCTTTCCTTAGATGGTTACGCTGTGGTAGAATTGATCTCTAAATCGCGGTCATGGGAAACCCGACTTAAAGAATTGTACTTACAGTTTCTTCCGTGGGTAGCCTCAAATGTTTCCCCAGATGATTTAGTTTGTATCGAGGATATTCCTTTAGTTCAGAACCGTCAGTCCTTGATTAAGTTGGTTCACGTATTAGCTATGTGTCGTGTTGTGTTTATGGAGCATGATATGGATGTTTTCACCGTCAATGTGAAGACGTGGAAAAAGGATGTTATTGGTCACGGCGGAGCCGATAAGGATAAAATAAGGGCAATGGCTATTAAAATTTTAGGACAAGATGTTAGTAAGTTATCGCAAGATGCTATCGATGCGTTAATGATAGCTAAATGGGGCGAATTACGTGTATCTCCTTAGGGACATCATAATATATAGATCCTGGTAATTAAACGGCTTCTGGTTAGTATCTGAGGCACAGAAGCCGTTTTTATTTTGTAAAAAGTGGAGTGAGGAAAGTGAAAGCAGCTACATATAACCTAACGGATAATGCTTCTAAAATTTTAGAGAAGCGGTATTATCTAAAGGGCGAGGATGGTACTCCTATCGAAGATGCCAAAGGCATGTTTGATAGAGTGGCCCGTACTATGGCAGAAGTAGAATACAAGTATGGGGCTACCGAAGATCAAGTCGCAGAATTAGAACAGTCTTTCTTTGATTTGATGTGGAACTTAGATTTTGTTCCCAATAGTCCTACTCTTATGAATGCGGGTACTGGACAAGGAACTATGTCTGCCTGCTACGTCATGGATATTCCCGATAGTATGGAAGATATCATGCGTGTTGCGCATGACCAAGCAATGATAGAAAAATTTGGTGGAGGCATCGGATTTAGTCTATCTGCGTTACGGCCTAAGGGTCAGGGCATCTCTACTACTCAGGGTAAGGCTTGTGGCCCCATTCATGTGTTGAGAGTGCTTTCTCAAGTAGGCACTATGATTACACAAGGTGGGAAACGTGATGGCGCACACATGGCTATCATGGAAATCTATCATCCTGATATTGAAGAATTTATTCATTGTAAAAATACTGAAGGTTACATTACTAACTTCAATATTTCTATAGGTGCAGATAGTAATTTCATGGAAGCGGTTAGGCAAGATAAATATATACGCTTAGCATGGCCTCTTGACCATCAGTTTTATGAAGCACCTGATGCGACTATGGATGGCCGTTTCGTAAAGGCAATTGAACTATATAGTGAAATTATTAAAGGTGCGTGGATGAACGGTGAGCCTGGAATGGTATGGCTTGACCGTATCAATCAGGATAACACTACTCCTACGCTAGGCCAGATTAATGCTACTAACCCTTGTGGGGAGCAACCATTACTCTCAGGAGAGTCTTGTAATCTAGGTAGTATCAATGTTGGGAATTTTATTAAACATAATTATTTTGACGAAGAACGTTTTGCTAAAGTTATAGCTACATGTACTCGTTTCTTAGATAACGTTGTTGATGCGAATAAGCATCCTACTGAATACACTACTGCTATGAACCAATCTACTCGTAAGATTGGTTTAGGGATAATGGGATTTGCTGATCTATTGGTACGTCTTAATATCCCTTATGATAGCAATAACGCATTAAAGTTAGCCGATACGATAGGTTCGATTCTTAAAGCTGAAGCTGATAAGACTTCATCTGTGATAGCTCAACATAAAGGTAGTTTCCCTGCTTTTGAGAAGTCACCACTTAACAAGATTAATGGTGGTGAATGGGACACTATGCGTAATGCATGGCGACTATCTATTGCGCCTACAGGCACGATTAGTATGATTGCTAACTGTTCTAGCGGTATTGAGCCTCTATTTGCATTAGCATATAAGAAGCATAATATGTCTGCTGCATTAGAAAATATGGAACTTTTCTATATAAATGATGATTTAAAGAAGAGTCTTGGCATGTCCTACAGCGATATTGAAGAGTATCTTGAAGATGGACACAGTATTGATGGGTTAATGGATCCACAACTTCGTGAAACATTCACAGTTAGTGATGAAATCGGGCATGAAAACCATATCAAGATGCAAGCAGCTTTCCAAAAATATGTTGATTCCGGTATCTCTAAAACTATTAACCTTCCTAATGAATCAACTGAACATGATATCGCTATGGCATATAGTCAGGCGTGGGAAGCGGGATGCAAAGGCATCACTGTATATAGGCGTGGGTCTAGAGAGCGTGAAGTTCTAGTTTCTATTGCTAATAACACATCCGAAGCGGTATCTACTGCGCCACGTGTTAAAGATAGACCTACCACATTACTTGGTCCTACTACTTCGGTGAATACTGGGCATGGAAAAATGTATGTCACTGTTAACTATGATAACGACCAAGTCTATGAAGTTTTGGCACAAACAGGCAAAACGGGCAAGTGCCAGGCAGCCGATACCGAAGCAATGGGGCGTTTGATATCTACAGCTGTTCAGTATGGTGTGCCAGTAGATGTTATTACAAAACAATTGTTAGGAATTACTTGCTGTCCGGTATGGAATAACGGTAAAATGGTGTTGTCACTTGCTGACGGTATAGGACAGGTGCTATCAGGCTCTGTGGGCGTTTCTAGCCATTCTAATGGTCATGGAGATGTCACCGCGTTAGAGACTTTTAGCGAAATAGCGGGGGGGTCACGGTGTCTAGAGTGTGATGGACCGCTCTCTATGTCTGAAGGATGTATGTCCTGTATGGAGTGTGGTTACTCTAAATGCGGGTAGAGTGGCGATGCATGAGAAAGTCTTAGTTTATGGAATGATTGTAGCAGCGGTAGCCGATGTGCTTACCGCTGTCGCTTGTTGGTTTATAGTTTTCCTCTTGATGTAAAATTGTAATATGTCTACCGATTTAATCAAACATACTACTACGTCTACCGTCCTCATCGATGATGTAGAGATTCCAGTGGAATTCGCTAATGACCCCGTTGAAGGACTTTCAGGGCGGGATGATTTAGCAGTAAATACTGGAATGCTTTTTGATTTGGATGGACATCCTGTCATCACTATGCGGGGAATGAAATTCTCCTTAGATATCATCTGGATTGGTGAGGATAAGAAAGTCGTTGATATCTCTAGAAATACTCTCATATCTGTTTTAGGCAACGATACTCTTTACAGTCCTGAAAAGCCTGCTAAGTATGCATTGGAAATTAATGCCGGAGAGGCTCAAAAACGGGGTATTAAGGTTGGGAATGAGGTCGAGATCAATCTACTTCCAAATAGTGATCTAACTCGACTATTAGTACTGGAAAAAGCTTTAGAACACTTAGTTAAAGTTAATCCAGGCGAAAGACTTGAATATGTTAAGCATGCCGGAGAAGTGCCTGCCAATACTAGAGTTGTACATACTGAGCGTGGCGCGATGGGTTATTACCCATCAGAGACTGGACAACATCAGCAAGAACGCATACAAGAGGACATAGGTGAGCCAGTCGAAGTAGTTCAAGCTCCTGAAACTGAGGCTTATGAGATGCCTCAGTATGATTTTAGTTTTGATGCGTATCTTGATTCCGATAAAGATAGAAATGCTCTCCTTCTCCGTAAGGAGCATTATTCTGACGAAGATTGGGAAAAAGCGATTGGTCGTTATCGTCAGTTTATAGATGATGATGATAATTTAGTTCTAATGGTTGTTACGTCTATCAGTGGTCGTGAGTTTATTGGGGCTAAGGATGAAGAAGAGTTAGAAGAAAAGAAAAAAGCGTTTGTATGGAATCAATATTTTTATAAGATTGAGAAAAAAGATGATGGCTCTATAGTTAATGCTTATACCCCTCCACGTACTGAAGAACCTCCATCTTGGGTAACGGATACGGATAACGCACTGCCTGATATTCCAACGGATACGATACATATTGATGATGTTCCTGGTTGGACTCAAGCATATAATTATCGTGGAGCCTTAAAGGTCAATGTGGGAGGAAGGGCTGGCGATATAATCGCGGAAGCTAATAATGTTTCAGGTGTTGTAACTCGCGTATTTACGCCATCGGTACTTAAGAAATTAAAGCTGATTGATGAGTTACCTGAGGGTGGAGATTCTGATTTTAGAGCCACACAATTTGGACAAACGTCTAGAACTTTAAGCACAATTGATGATACGACTAAATTGCGGGTAGCTAAACAACTTAGAAAAGCAACGCAGAAGTCTTTAGAACATAGAAAATTACCAGAAAAGTTTTATGTTTATAGAGGTGGGGCTATTCATAAAGGACTTCTTACCAGAGGTAAAGAAGAACAGGAACGAATAACTAATACTTCGCAAGAACTTTTAGATATTATTCCAACGTCGGTATCTTTTGATGTTAATCTAGCAGCTGCTCCAGAGTATACAGGGACTGCTCCTGATTACTATAAAGAGGGTGTTGGGGAAGAAGAAGCTGTTCTTACGATGTATGAAGTATCTAGAGATGACGTTTTACTTGATATGCCTGCCCTTTTTCATGGTCAAACAGAACAAGAATTAATAGTACTGCCTAAGCACCTAAAGAATCCACGGAAAGTAGTTCTTCCAAAGATACCTAAATATTATCCAGCTGAATTAGGCGAAGAGGAACTACAAAGACGAGATGAAAAGGCTAAAAAAGAAGGTAAAGTCGCACGAGCATTAGCTGGAGGAATACACAAATCTAATCTTTCTAAACTCTTGGCATTAACTACGGGTTTAGAGTACTTAATTAAAGCTGTACCTGGAGAGAAGCTTGAGTATCTCAAGCCAGGTGAAAATCCCCCTGAAGGCATTCAGATTCAACGTGGAGCTAGAGGGGGTCGTGGTTATTATCCCTCAGAAGTTACAAGGACTGAAGAAGAATCTACTTTAGAACCTACTGAAGAACGGGAAGTATCTGCCGTTCAGGCTCCTGAAGCTGAATCGACAGAACTTAATTTAACTGAAAAACTTCCTCCAACTAACCAGACTCCGCCAGAAGATGTTCCTAATTGGATTGAAACACCCGATGGTGCAAGAGCAATGGGAGGATCTATACCAAGATATTGGTATCATCGACCACCAGGTCATGTTGCTGAAGGAACATCTTCTGGTGGATTACAAGCCTATAATATGGATCCCAAAGAAATAGAGGTAACAAGTGGCTTTTATTCCGATAAACTTGGGCATCCACATCCTACTGAGCCTGAACAATTTCTTTGGATGTCTCCCGTTTCTAGGATGGCAGAGGGCGAATTTGTCATCGATATTACAAAGTTAAACAATGCTGATATGCGGTTCACGGGACAGGCTGAGGGTAATTTACTGCATAGAGGCGACATATCTCCAGATGGCATAGCTCGCCGTCCTAAACCTAAACATCCCCCAACGTCAACATTAGTCGAAGTTTCTGTCAGTGCGGAGCAATTAGGAACACGTTATGGACGAATCGTTCCACGTACTCCTTCAGGTGAAGCCCCAACTCATCTATATCGTGTTATGGATAAGAGACAATATGATATTGCTGTAAGGGACAAGGTACTTGCACCAGCAATTGTCGGAGACAGAATCTATGCTGCTGGTGAACCTAGACTTCGCTATGCAGAGCCATCACCTACTGTTCTAGTTGCAATTGAGTATTCGGATGATGATGGTTGGGCAGCTAGAGGGGCAAATACTGGTCCTCAGGGTGAATGGGAGATATCCGCAGCAACTTATAATCCTATTCCTATATCTAAAGTAACAGTACTAGCTGAAGGAGCTAATGGTAGAGAATTAAGAGATAACTATGAATTAATGTCTGGTAATCTTTCTCCTGAAGTTGAAGCTGAGACTTCAAAAATTCATGAACAGAAGAAGGGGATAGATTCAAGATGGGCTGATAGTTTCTATTCAGAGGAGATATTTGATCCTAAAATTAGTTCATTTGAGAACGAAATTAATAATGATATTTATACTAAAACAATAGAAATATTTGAAAATGGAAATTTGCCTGAATTTCTTCAAAATCGGTTAACTACTTTAAAAGATACGTATCCGCACTCAGATTCAGTTGATAACTTAGAATCTTGGACAACAAATCCTTCAGCCCTATATGAGGCTGATAATGATCCAAGACATCAATATCTTGATAAAAGGGATAAGGATTTAACACAACTTCAATTTGATATTGCAGATAATTTAGGTTTACGAGAGTTGGCGATTCGTTCTCCTTTAATAACTTTTCAAGATAGTCCCAAACTTTCAACTAGGCAGGCTTTTCATTATTTGACAACTGGTAAGTTTAACGATGATTTAGATGAAACTACTAAAGATAAGCTAATTAAAGAGAGTGAAAGTATTAAAGAGGTAATGGATAAAGAGCAGGAGATATGGAAGAAATATCTTATTGGAGAGGGATCCCTTAGAGTCTATCGGGGAATAGATTTACAAGCGGAGAAACGTAGGAATCCAGAGGTAGAGTTTCCAGATATAGGTAGTAAGAAACTTAGTAAGGATAGAATACTAAGTTCATGGACTGTCTCTCCTACGAGGGCTGCCGGATTTGGTAATACCATATTTGCTAGAACAATTACAGCCGATGATATTGTAGCGTCATTTCTTTCTTTAAATCTACACGGTATAAAGAACGAAGGTGAAATTCTTTTACATAATCCTGAAGACGAGCCTATAGAAGTAGAAGTTGTTCGTACAGTTTCTCAACCACCTGAAAAGAGTGAGGATGAAAGAAACATTCATGCACCAATATATAAACACGATGTAGATGATGATAATTTATCTAAACTTCTAACTCTTGAGACTGCTTTAGAGTATCTAGCTAAAGCTATACCTGGCGAGAAACTAGAATACTTAAAACCAGGAGAACAGCCTCCTAAAGGTATTCAGGTTCAACGGGGAGCTAGAGGAGGACGAGGATACTATCCTTCAGAAGTTACTGCTGTTGAAGAAGAAGAGGATGTCTTAGAGGCTCCAGAAGAGCGTGAGATAGAAGCTGTTCAGGCTCCTGCCATTGAGGAAGACGAAGAATGGAAGAAGTGGCAGGAAGGTGAATATGACGATGAAGAGTTAGATACTGAAGAACAAAGAGAAGCTGATGAAGAATATGATGAAGATTTTATCAATAAACTTCTTGGATTAGAAGATGAAGATTCTGCTGAAGTACAGTCGGTATTAGATGAGTTATGGCCGGATACAGATTGGGATGATATTAATGATTTAGCTGATATTGATGTCGAAGGGATGGATGATTGGAGAGAATTTTTAGAAGGTATTAAAGTTTCTAAAGAATTTACAGATGAAGAAGCTGAAGCAATTGCCTTTGAAGAAGAAAAGGATGCTCTACGAGCGAAAAAAACTCTTTCGAATGTAGGACTAGCAACTAGTGAAACGGGTACTCCTAGAAGATTAGCTCTCGCTGATGTATTGGACGGGTCTGATGTTGCTGATGATGTCGATAGTCGATTGAAATATAATACGCCCGTTATTCATAGGGGACGTACTAAAAAACAGCAACAATATGATGATAAGCAAGAAGAATATATCGATTTATATAGTGGGGATAAGGTTGCAGTTGAAAAAGGGGCGATGGTTAAAAAGGGCGATGTTCTTGTTTCTTCAGCTGACGGGCAATTTCCATACCTCGTAGCAAAAACGGATGGTAAAGTTACATTTCGTGAATGGTCCTCACATGAGACTCGTAGAATAACGGTTCGTTATATGGACACAAGCGGATCGATAACTGAAACAACTGTTAGAGCGACAGATTGGAAAGATGCTGTAAAACGATTTACACAACAATTATCTTGGGATGATTTTAATGATGAGATAGTGCATCAGATTAATCAAGATGACATTAATGACGATATGAGTCATTTTCATTTTAAAAATGAAGGAGATGATGACTTTTATCAATCTGATGCTGCTCCACGAGTGCCGGAGAGGAGAATTCGTATGGAAGTTCTTCCTCCAATAGGTAATTATAAGCAAGAACCTAGCGTTAAAGGGAATCAGCCTAATAAAGAAGATTTAGCAGAGTTTAAACAAGTTCTAGCTCAGGCTTTTGATGGCTTAAATACTAATACGTTATTTCCTAATGGACGACGATATTTATCTAAACATATATTTAAATTACTATCCAATGTGGAAGAAATATCAGGCGATTGGAAAAGACATCCTATTAATATTTCTCCACGACGGGACTCACTGATGGAGGAATTCTCTCCAGAGGGGCGTGCTGAGAAAGAATGGGCCGATAAGCATGACATTCCACACAGCTTAATGCCTCAATACACGGCTGCATATTATTCTCCTTCCGACGAAGCTATAACGTATCTTGGAATTAATCCTGATTCAACGGGAATGGATTTCAATTTCTTCAGAAAATTATCAAATTGGTATGGATTTGATTTTCTACAAGCGAAGGATTTAGGAGATGGCAAGGCGGAGGTATTGTTCGCTGAGCCTCAATATGAGGGACATAACGATATTCCAACAGCAGTGGTACCCGATGCAAGAGCCGAATGGGATGTGCGTAATCGTGCGTATAAATCGGTTATTAATTATAAAGAATTGTTAACTCGGCATCATGGGATGATTATGATGCATGAATTTGGACATCGTATCGATGCAATGATTAGCAAAGTTGATGCTCCTCATATTGAAGACATAGATTTTGATACTGACGCTTATCAATACCAACATGAAGAGGACAAGGGTATTGCATTTAAAGCACGTAAAGATGGATTAGGAGGAGTGCTTAGTCTATTATTTGATCCTGATACCCGGCCTATACACCTTCAGGGAACTAAGCAATCTGCAGAGTTATCAAACTATGCAACAACCAATACTGCAGAATATTTTGCTGAAGCCTGGAATGCCTATATAACGGATACTTTTTATCTAAAAGCACGTAATCCTGAAGCATTTGAATTCTTTGAGGCATTAAATACACATGATGTAGTTACAGATGACGGTAAGCAAAAGTTTTTTGAGACTTTACGTGAGAAGTTTCCGTGGGACGGGCGATTTGCACCTTATCAGGATAGACCTCAAATTGGGAAATTAGCTAGGTATCTTGATGAAATTGTAGTTAGCAAAGAAGATGCAGTAAAACGGGGCAAGACCGATCTTGCTGAGCAGTGGGATGCTGTAGCTGAGCGTTCCGATTATTGGTACAAACGTGGCTCTGCTCGTGGGCGTAAATAATGGATGGTTTAGATGCGAAACGACAATATATAAAGAATCGAGTACGTCGTGCGTTATTAGCTCGTAAAGGTATTATTGAAGACCCGTCTATAATTGGCGTGCCTTTTAGAGGAGGCGTAGAGGATTTTATTGAAAAGTCCAGTAGTACCTCTATTACTAAGTCTAGTGATTATAATTTATCTAAACTTTTAGCATTAAGTACTGGCTTAGAATATTTAATTAAATGGAAAATGCCGTGGCAACAGTCTCCTAAACGAGAATATCTAGCACCTGGCGAAGAAGCTCCAGAGGGTGTCCAAGTAGAACGTGGGCAGCGAGGTGGTCGCTACTATACTCCAGGGGTAGCTAGTTCTGAGATTGATAGGGCATTAGCCGATATAGAGACACCTGAAGAAGAACGAGAAATAGACGTAGTTGCTCCTTCAGAACAGGAAGTAGATGTTTCTACTGATGAGGTAATGTTATCTCGTTCCGGTGTTAATAATTATTTTGCTAAAGTTGCTGCTAAGTTGGAAGATACTTTGGGCGCAATTCGGGCTGATAATGAGGATTATTATGTTCCACATAAACCGTTCTTAGGCGAAGGGGTATCTCCATCAGATTTAATATCTGAGAATATAGAAGCAGCTAAGTATACTAATGGAACTAAAGAAGGAGCGGATGAACCGTCAGGCATGGGGATTCATAGTCGCTATAATTTCACGGTTACTATTCAAAATCAACCATTTATTTTTAAACATGTTACGGGGGAGAATCGTGGGGAATTACTAGCGTATTCTATAGATAGAGCGTTAGGGTTTAATATTGTTCCTTTTACTAAACAGTATTCTATTGACGTAGAGGCATTAAGCGCACATATTCCGAAGTTGGGGGAAAAACTTGACCCATATTCTCCTAGTTCTGCCGAAATAATGACTGAGTCTGCTGTAGGAACGAGGGCTGCGGGACATTTTCAGGAATTTTGTGGTAATTGTGTGAGTAGAGATGAACAGCCTAAAGTCATGGCTGAGATGTTGGCTACTTCTACGGGTCGTGAAGAAATTTTTAAAATAATGTTCTTAGATTATCTTACAGGTAATAGCGATAGACATACAGGTAATTATTTAATTACTGAAGATGGTAAGATGGTAGCCATCGATAATGGAATGGTAGGTGGTGTCCATACTCCTCATCAGGATCAAGCGTCACTAGTATATAATCCCAGTTCATTTGGCTATTTAAGTTTTCCATATGGACTTGCCGCCGAAATGAATAAGAAATTTACAGAAGGTGGGCAGCCTACTAAGGACGAACTTATTAATGAAGCAGAAACGTTCTTTGATAAGAATTTTGATCAAGATAAATTAGACCCGGCATTAGCTTCTATTAATTGGAAAAGTTTCTTTGTCGAAGGGCACAATGCACGTCCTATTGACGGTACTCCTGAGACGATAGAACATTTTAAAAAACGTTTTGTTGAACGTGCTGTTGTAAATTTTGAAGATGCTTTTAATGTTGGATGGGAGGATGTCGATTCATGGGATCGACGCATGTCCTTTGGCTCAAGCCCACAAGGATTATCTCTGCTCTTTGCTCCGAATCTTAAACAAGATTTAGCAGATGAGGGTATCAATATTGAAGTTATCCATTCTTTAAATTTTGATGCTCATGATCTTGATGAAATAGATTTGGAGGAACCTGATATCTACGAAGAGGATGAATTCAATTAGGATTACCTATGCCAGCTGTTCTTATTTATAGTCAAAAAAATCTAGAATATATAGTTCTATCTAATCGTCGTATCTTTAGTAAGGAGAAAGATTTAGTTAGACCTATTGCTAATGCTGATAGGCATGCGTACTGGACAGATTTAGAGAATAGAAAGCATATTCAGAAAGAAGGAGAGCGTTTCTTCAAGGAACATGAAGAGTATTTAGGGACTCCGCCTAGTATGGATGATGTTGACGGTAAGATGTCGCCTGGATTCTTTTTATATCTTACATTCCTGCGTTTCCAGGGTCAGGTCTATCAAGCTTCTATAGTACGAAATTCAGATATCAATAAATTAACCAAAGAAAAGTCTGAATTTAATGATAATTTAGCTAAATTATTAACTCTTCAGACCGCTATAGAACATTTAGTCAAAGCACGTGAATATGTAGGTAGGAGAGAGGATGCCCCTGAAGGTGCAGATGTCCAGACGGGGTCTAGGGGAGGACTCTGGTATGATCCTGATAAGGTTAAACAACAAGGCGACATGCCTACTGAGATACAAGAAGTAAAGGTTGTACAGGCTGAAGAAGCGGATGATGATAAGGAAGAGAGCAGCGAAGCAGATGAAGGTTTTGTTCCTGATGCGGTATTCATGAAGCAGATGGAGGAGCAAGGCTTTATCGCTGTTAATCCTGACGATAAGGGTACAAAAGATTATCTTGGCTCTTTAAATAAAACAATTACTCTTGATGAAAAAACAGCGATGATTGAAGAAGAAGCTATTAAGCTTAAAGTTCCTGCTACTGAATTAGTAGCGATTGAACCTAATCTTAAGATTGTGGATAAAGAAGGTAATGTCGTTCAGATCACTACTACAGATGGGCAGCTTCTTGCGGTTCAGAAGATTGATACAAGTGCAGAGAATATAAAGAAAGATGATAAGGGGAATATAGTTCTTACCAAGAATGGTGACCCAAAGTTTAAAAACCCAAGGGGTAAGCTCCATTTACATGTGAATCCTAACGCTCCTAATGACGATCCTCTCAATCCTGATGATAATCACATTCAGTATTCTTATCACGATGGATTAAGAAATAAGAAGTCGGGGTATAGTTTAAAGTACGCTGCTTCACAGGATGCTGCTAAATTTGGCAAGATTGTTAAATTAGTGCCAAAGATTTCATTGATTCAAAAAGCCGTTAAAGCAGATTTTGCTGATCCTACGAGAAACAATAAGAAATATGGAATGAGGGTTAAGTCTGTTACGGAGGCTTCCTTAGCTTTAGCTTTAATTCTTGATACTGCTCGTCGTATTGGTGGCCCCACCAGTGGGTCAACTGTTACTGCGGATGGTAAAGAGGGACGGCCTGGGCCTACGAAAGATGACGACGGTAATTTTATTAGAGTGGAAGTACCTACATATGGTGTTACTACTATAAAACCTAGGCATATTAAAGTTAAGGGTGGGAACGTTTCCTTAGAGTTTATTGGTAAGTCTGGTAAGACCAATTACGTAGCGATCAACGATAAGATGGTTGCTAAGGAACTTGCGAAGCGTAGGAAGACGTTCAAAAAAAACCAAGATATTATTGGAATTGGTGCGGGTCCTGTAAGTAAATATTTGAAAGCTATAGCGGGGGATGACTTCAGTCCTAAGAATTTTCGTACTTATCAAGGTACATTATCGGCTGCAGAAATTTTAGATACTATCAAGGAAATTCCTTCACATTTTGGGAAATATCCAATGATTCATTATGGCACAAAGACTGTTGATGGTATAAAAATTCCCGTAGAAACGAAGAGCACGTGGGGTGCAGAGTTTCATAATTATATGACCAAGCAGATGAAGGAAGGCGGCATTACTAATGCGGATGAATACCAACGATTAGGACTCTTGTGGCTTCTTAAGTCTCAGTATATATCTAAACGAGATTTTGTAGGTCGTCCTGTTTCTGAGAAGCTTAGTAATACTCCTGATATGTCATTAACTAAGTATATTAATCCGGTAGTTTTTGATGACGCTGGATGGAATGCGGCATTTCATATAGAACAGGAAAAATTCATGAAGAGCGGTACTCCAAGTAATTTAGCTGCCCTAATCAAAAAAGCACAAAAACCGAAAAAACGTAAGAAACGTAAGAAGGCGGGAACGAAATAATGTCTCCGACAAGTTGGAAGCAGTGTCAGAAGTGTGGGCGTAAGCAGCCGAAGCGATATTTACCTGCATTGTGTGGTCCCTGTGATGCAGATAAGCGTAGAAAAGAACGACGTGCAGCTAGAAAAGCCTTGACTGATGCATGATGTTTTTGGTATAATACTGTCACGAGGTGGTTATAATGCCAACGGAAAAAGAATCTAAAAGTGAAGGGGATGATTCTGCGCTTCGTAGAGTTATAAATAATACTTATATTAATCCATTGTACATCGATGAAAGTTTAGTCGATAACGATGACGACGATGACGACGATGATGAGAATTATGAACCGTCTGAACTTGAGAAATTAGCCATGATGGATGAAGATGAGTATGTAGAATACATGGCTGAATATATGAAACGGCATAGAGAAAGCAATAATAAATGATAGTAGAACCCCAGGTTTTTTTAATAGGTGAGTCTACAGTTAATAAGGAAGGTCTTAGTGCCTTCCTTACTCATTTAGGAGCACCTGAGTGGTCGTCTAATGCGCCAACTGATATAGAGCTTTTAACTGAGGTATACGGTAGAGCTTGTTATAAGTCTTTTGGTACTGAATTGAATCCCAATCTGACACGAGTCCGTGGTTCTAATGAAACCTATATTTCTAATGTTATAGAAAAAGGTGATGGATCTGTTTTAGAACATGGAGTGGTGAATTTCTTTTTCTGTGATGTCAGTCGAGTATTTACCCACGAATTAGTACGTCATCGTGTGGGAACAGCTATGTCCCAAGAGTCTTTACGGTATGTACGTTTGACTGATTTAGATTGGTATGCTCCTATATGTATCCAAGAGAATGCTGCCGCTATGACTATCTTTGAGAAGACTATGGATGGACTTTCTAATCTTCAAAAAGACTTGTCAGAGTTGTATGAATTAGATACGACAAATGATTTTAATTTTAAGAAGCAAATAACTTCAGCTATGCGTCGTATAGCTCCTATAGGATTAGCTACGAATATTGGTTGGAGTTGTAATATGCGTACTTTACGTCATGTTATTGAGATGCGTACTGATCCAGGGGCGGAAGAGGAGATACGTATTGTTTTCTCCAAAGTAGCAGACATAGCTATTGAGCGGTGGCCTAATCTATTTGCAGACTATGAGGTGGATATTATTGACGATCTGCCTTCTTATAAGACTGTGAATAAAAAAGTTTAGTATGCTATAGTATTGGCACATTTTGGTGGGTAATGGGGGGGCTGTGCCTCGCAGTATTAAGGAAATCGAGCTAACTACAACAGACATTGAAAATGTTCTGTGCCATGTCTTAGAGACAATCACGGTCTATGAGTATCCAACTCCTTCTGTATTCTCTGCGTTAACTAGATTAAGTATTGTTTCTTTTCTTAGAGGACGGGGTATTCATAAAGATATTGAACTCATTGCGATTGATGTGTTCAGACAGTTCAGTGAATTTTCTAATAAACATAAAAATTATATGTGGTTTACGGATTGGTCGAGAAAATTAGTGGAAACGGTAAAAGAAAAGAAGGTAGAAAAGGAATGACGATTTTTTGTAATATTACAGACTGTAAAAACTGGATGCCATTAAACGAAGTTCATCATATGAAACACAAGCCTGGATTTACGCCTATGGGAAAAACTGATGAATATACAGGTCAGTGTAGGAATAAATCTATTAAAATTGAATCGACTACGGCTCATAGTCAGCACACTAAACAAGTTATAGCTACCTGTGGCAGCTATAATTTAGACGAAGTTAGATATGATAATTTTCAATGTTTAGAAGAGCGTTGTCAGTATTTTTTAGACCCTACAACGTGTTCCAAGATTAAATATGATGAAGATTTATATGTAGGTTGGACAGTGGTTTTCGATGGTTTAGAGAGGAAGGATGTTCCTCGGTGTAAATCCTTTGCACATCGTAAACGGGAAAATGCGTTTAATTGGGGGAACGCCGCTCAAGGAATATTTTAATTTTACATAAATAGTGTATTTTTGTTATAATGGAGATAATATGCCTCGATACCCTGAATATGGCGATGATGATTTTTCATTAATGGTGGATCCATTTACTGGTCGTGTAGCTCTAGTCTGTCCTGCACCGATTATTGCTTTTGATAATATTGGTGAATTCAATGACTGGGTTACTGGATTATTAGATGCGGTGCCACAGATTACTCGTTCTTTGCACGCTAATGATTCTACAGATGAGCCTCCCATCAATAAAGATTATGCTTCGGCGGTGATAGAAACATGGCAGGAACAAATAATGGAAAGTCTAGCGGCAGCCCAAAAGATGACTGGACAGAAAAAATCCGTGAAGAAGCACAAAAACTCTATGAACGAGGATCCGAACTTCTAGCAATCAGTGAGCAACTTGGCGTGCCTCTGGAATTGCTCACTACGTGGTCATTTACGGGACAGTGGGATGTTTTACCTGATACTTTAGTAATTGGTGATGCCGCATTTCCTAGTGCTATAGAGAAAACAGGGAAAAAAGATTCCATCTATGACATAACTACAGCGGATATCACACAAGAAGCAAATGATAAGCTTTTAGACGGTTATAGATTAGTCGGTAATGTAGCTCAAGAAGCATTACTTAACGACAATATAAAATTTAAAGATAAGAAACAAGCTTCAGATGCTTTGATTGAGAGTTTAAAAGGACAGGTTTCACTTCTAGGGACTGATTTATCTCAGCAATTTTTACTAGATGTGGCAAAGATAATACGTGAAGAAGTCACAGACCAAGAAATCCTCCAAAGACTCGGTGTTAAACTCACAGCCCTCGGTAGACTTTACAATACTAGGATCTCTGCTTAATGATCCTAGTATTGACTCTACTACAGATATTGTAGAGTTAGAGTCTGACGACATTTGGAGATTTACTCCAGTTGATTTAGAAACTTTTCTTTACGGAGAAGAGTATCTAAATCTTACTATGCGACTGTCGGCTCCCCAGCTTGAGTTTGTTAACAATACCTCTAATATCTTTGACCCACCGTTTTTCACAGAAAGTGTATTAATGGCGGGGCAGGGTTCTGGTAAAGATACGTGTTCTATATTAATAGGTTTACGTATCGTTTATTTATTGCATTGTCTGAAGAGTCCGCAAGAATATTTTGGGATGGATACTAATGGATTCATCGATTCAATTAATGTGGCTCAGAACGCAGACATCGCACGCAACATCTACTTTAGCACTTTGTCTAATATTCTACGTAGTTCTCCTTTATTCATTGACGATTCTTTACCTCATTTTATTTCCCCTCGTATTACTCAACAGACTGTTACGTTTCCTAAAAATATACGACTTATTTCGGGTAACTCTGAAAATGAGTCTTGGCAGGGTTACACACCTATTCTGATTATTCTTGATGAGATTGATGCATTCAAGAGTGAACAGGAACTACAGCGTAGTCATTCTTTACGTAGTGAGGGAGCCGAAGGCGTATATAACACCGCGAAGGCTTTGATTCAGTCTCGTTTTCCTGGGGTGGGTAAAGTTATTTGTTTGTCTTGGCCTAGATTTAAAGGTTCATTTATACAAAGACGATTCACTAATGGTAAATTAGAGGATCGTACGTTTGTTTCGTGTAAAGAAGGAGGGCTTCCTTACACTACGTGGGAGTTTAATCCTTCTAAAAAAGAATCTGACTTTATAGATTTTTATGAAACAGATCCTGTATTAGCTCGTGCTCGTTTTGAGTGTGATCCACCGTTTGCTCGTGATGCCTATATCAAAGACCCACTTCCTATTTTACGTGCCTTTGATGCTGAGATAGATGAAGTTGGACAGATAACTTGGGGACGACTTAAAGAGCATAGAGATGAATCAGGATTGCATATTGGAACCAAATATTATATTCATGTGGATTTAGGATTACGACATGCTAATGCTGCCGTATGTGTAGCACATCAGGGAGATGAGCATGTTGTCATTGATGTGCTTAAGATTTGGGAACCTGAACCTGACTATGATGTAGATTTTGCCGATATTGAGAATTTTATACTAGGATTACGCGATAAAGGGCATCGTATCGTTAGTGTGACGTATGATAATTATCAATCTGTTAGTTCATTACAAAAATTAGCTAAATTTGGTATTCCTGCTAAGTATAAATCTATAGGTAGAAGTAGTAGAGAAGCTTACGATACGTTTAAAGATTTACTTTATCAAGAAAAATTAGATGGTTTTTACGATAAAGCGACGGTAGAAGAGATTTTAGCATTAGATGTAGTATATGGAGATAAAATTGAAGCTCGTCCTGGTATGAAAAAGGATAGAGCGGATGCTGTAGTCGGTGCAGTACATGGAGTTTTAAAAGAATATAGTACATTAACTGGTATGCGGAATATGGGCGGAATTAACACACTTTTTGAAAATCCGAACAATACACAGACAACTGAGAACGAAAAAGCTAGAAATCCTTTAAAAACTCCTACTAATTCGGGCTGGGGGCGAGATGCAGTTCAAGAACGCGTCGTTAGTAGTAGTTCTGATATATGTGTTGTGTGTAACCGTGTTGGTGGTATAGAATATACTGATGGATTAAGGAATAGAGTATTTGATGGCGATGGGGCATATTGGCGAATATGTTTAGTCTGTGCGTCTAAATGGGTAAAAGAAGGCACAGATTGGACTATTTGTAGAGCACCGGATGATTATTCGATGAAAGAAATACTAGGTACGATTTAATGGGATTAGTTGATTCACTAGCTAATGTATTTGGAGGACCAGAAGTTCCTGGTTCTCCTGCATCATTGGCTAGCCGTAATATAGCTGGTGGTGAGGCTCCTACTAATCTTGATCAGTATGGACGCGTTAATGGTCTATTAGGTACATTAGACTCACTCGTTAAGGCTGCTGAAACGGCACAAGGTGCAAATGGTGCTACGGGACGTATGTCTCCGTTGGGACTTGATGCAATCATTCAAGACTGGGTCCGTCAGCAATTCATCTATCGACGTAGTATCTTACAAGACTTATATGTTCTAGCGTATCAAGTCACAGAGATTAGGTCGGTAGTCTTAGCAATCTTACGTGAAGTCTTTAGAAAAGGCTTTTCTACGTGGACACAGAAATATGTTCGTAAATGTATTCAATGTGGCAAAGAGTTTGATGAGGAAGAAGACGAACATTGTGATGACTGTTTTGCATTTGAGATCGTAGAGCAAGACGTATTTGATTCTGAATATGATGAGATTGTTACTAAAAAGGTACGTAAATATAAAAGAGACAGTAATGGCGAAAAAATACCTGTCGGAACATCTGTTCCTGATTTTACTCAACAGAAAGCATTTGATGATTTAATAATTAATGGAAATAGCTTCCATCAATCTCTAGAATCTGTTCTTCATGAATTTATGACGGACATCTTGATTGCTGATGATGGTTTCTTATTACTTAATAAAGAGTATGAAATAGATCCCGTATCGGGGAAAATCAGTAAATCAAAGATTTTTGAAGTTACTCGATTACATCCTGCATTAACTGAATATGACATAGATAGGAAGGATGGATTACCAGAACGTTCTCATTTCTTATGTCCGATTCATAGAGAACAACAGACTCATACATCGCCTGGTAGATGTGACGTAATAGCTACAGAAGGGTTTAGATGTAATGCTAGATTACTACCCGCTATGTATCGATACTATTGGCGTGGACGTTATCGTTATTATCTAGCGGATGAGATATGTCACGCCTCTTTCTTTAATCCGTCTAAAACTTATGGCTATTCTCCTGTTCTTACAGTCTTTGAGAAAGTTCTGTCTATCGTAGGGGCAGACAGGACGCTCTATAGATACTGGTATGAACGGCGAATTCCACCGGGGTTATTAATCACCTATACCGATGATCCTGAATCCTTGGAAACAGAAATTGAACGGGTTAAGACGCAAATGCTTAATGACCCGAACACGTTCCCGTGGGTTGCAGCATCGGCTAGAAATAATCGTGGTAAGACTGACTTTGTTAAGTTAGCGTATACC